TTTATTTCTGCGGAACAGTTAAAGATATTCCTGACCAATATGATTTATGGAAAGTAGTTGACCTTTTTGAACTAAACAGCTATGAATATGAGATTATGATTACAGAAAAATAAGAAAATACAATTTTTAAACCGCCTTAAATGGCGGTTTTTTGTATGAAAATTTTTAATGACAAGAAATTTATACGAATGGAGGTGATACGCTTGGCACAGAGGGGCAGAAAGCCGAAACCAACGGCAGTAAAACAGCTTGAGGGTAATCCGGGCAAGAGGCAGTTAAACGCAAATGAGCCGAAACCTGCGGCTCGTGCACCGTCTTGTCCGAAATGGCTTGAAGATGATGCGAAAAAGGAATGGAGACGTCTTGCAAAACAGATGGAACAGCTCGGTATTCTAACAGAAGTTGATATGGCGGCTTTTGCGGGATATTGCCAAGCTTATGCACGTTGGAAAGAGGCAGAAGAATTTATATCAAGACACGGTGCTATTGTCAAAACTCCGAGCGGATATTGGCAGCAAGTGCCGCAGGTATCTATTGCTCAGCAGTATATGAAACAGATGAGCAAGTTCTGTGAACAGTTCGGTCTTACTCCTGCGTCAAGGTCAAGAATTGTAACAGACAAAGGCAATGACAGCAGTGATGACGCTATGGAACAGCTTCTTTCATTAGGCGGAGAGAAAAAGTAATGTATGATGAAAATAAAGCAAAACGTGCAGTTACATTTATAAATGCACTTAAACATACAAAAGGCAAATGGCGGGGTGTGCCTTTTGAATTGCTGCCGTGGCAGGATAAAATAATAAATGATGTGTTCGGTACGGTAAAGGAGAACGGATACAGACAATACAACACAGCATATGTTGAAATACCGAAGAAGATGGGTAAGTCAGAACTTGCAGCAGGAGTGGCGCTGTATCTTACATGCGGTGACGGTGAATGGGGTGCAGAAGTATACGGCTGTGCAAGTGACCGTCAGCAGGCAAGTATTGTGTTTGATGTGGCGGTGGATATGGTCGAACAATGTCCTGCTTTGAAAAAGAGAATTAAGCCTGTTATGTCAGTAAAAAGACTTGTGTATAAACCGACTAATTCATATTATCAAGTGCTGTCGAGCGAGGCTTTTACAAAACACGGTCTTAATGTTCACGGCGTAATATTTGATGAACTGCATTCACAGCCGAACCGTGAATTGTTTGATGTAATGACAAAAGGTTCAGGTGATGCACGAACACAGCCACTGTTCTTTCTTATAACTACTGCCGGAACAGACCGAAACAGCATATGTTTTGAACAGCACCAAAAGGCAGTTGACATTTTGGAAGGCAGAAAAATCGATCCGACATTTTATCCTGTTATATACGGAATAGAAGATACAGATGACTGGACAGATGAACGTAATTGGTATAAAGCAAATCCCTCGCTCGGACATACAGTTGACATTGAAAAAGTCCGTGCCGCATTTTTGTCGGCAAAGGAAAATCCGGCTGAGGAAAATCTGTTCAGACAGCTCCGACTTAATCAGTGGGTTAAGCAGTCAACAAGATGGATGCAGATGGAGAAATGGGATGCGTGTGATGAAGTAATAAATCTTGATACACTTATCGGAAGGGAATGCTATGCAGGTCTTGACCTTTCAACAACACTTGACCTTACCACATTTGTTTTGGTGTTCCCTCCGAGAAACGATACAGAAAAATATATAATTGTACCGTATTTTTGGATACCGGAAGAAAATCTTCGTCAGCGTGTCCGACGTGACCATGTTCCGTATGATGTATGGAAAGCAAACGGATTTATACGAACAACAGAGGGGAATGTAGTTGACTACCGAAGAATTGAAGCTGACATAAAGGATATTGCAAGCAAGTACATTGTGCGTGAAATAGCATATGACAGATATAATGCAACACAGATAATTCTTAATTTGCAGGATGAAGGATTGACGATGATACCTTTCGGGCAGGGATTTAAGGACATGTCTCCGCCTACAAAGGAGCTGTATTCCCTTGTTCTGAAAAAGAAAATAATACATAACAATCATCCTGTTTTACGTTGGAATTTTGATAATGTGTGTGTTGAGACGGATGCGGCGGAAAATATTAAGCTGTCCAAGAAATACAGTACCGAGCGTATTGACGGAGCGGTTGCATCTGTAATGGCGCTTGACCGTGCGGTTCGCAATGCGGGGCAAAATCAAGGCAGCGTTTATGATAGTAGAGGAATAATCGTATTTTAGGAGGAACTTATGAAGGTTTTAAAATCAATATTTAAATCAAGAGACCATCCGAAAAACCATATAGGCGACAGTGTCGGCGGAGGGAGATATTTTCCGTTCGGAAGAACATGGTCGGGCAAGTCGGTAACGGAGAGGACTGCAATGCAAACGACGGCTGTGTATGCCTGCGTCCGCATTATATCGGAAACAGTAGCAAGTCTGCCGATTCATCTTTATGAATACACGGACAGCGGAAAAGAGCGAGCCTTTACGCATCCGTTGTACAGACTTCTGCACGATATACCCAATCCTGAAATGAACAGTTTCATAATGCGTGAGGTTATGATGTCACATCTGCTTTTATGGGGGAATTCGTATTCACAGATTATCCGAAACGGTAAAGGTGAGGTTACGGCACTTTATCCGCTTATGCCGGAAAAGATGCGTATAGACAGAGGTGCGGACAGCAAAATATATTACACATATAACAGTGATAAGCAGGGGACATTTGTATTTCGCAAAGATGAAATTCTGCATATAGTCGGACTGGGATTTGACGGACTGGTGGGATACTCACCGATTGCTATGGCTAAGAATGCGATAGGACTTTCTATTGCTGCCGAAGAATACGGCTCAAATTTTTTCTCAAACAGCGGTACACCAAGCGGAGTTTTGGAACATCCGGGAGTTTTGAAAGAGCCTGAAAAAGTTCGTGACGCATGGAATGACGCATACGGCGGAAGTTCAAATGCACACAAGGTTGCGGTGCTGGAAGAAGGAATGAAATTCAATCCGATTTCGATAAATCCTCATGAGGCACAGTTTCTTGAAACAAGAAAATTTCAGGTGAATGAAATATGCAGAATATTTCGTGTTCCTCCGCATATGATTGCCGATTTGGAAAAATCAAGTTTTAACAATATAGAACAGCAGTCGCTTGATTTTGTAACGAATACAATCCGACCGTGGCTTGTGAGGATAGAGCAGACAATATTTCAGCAGCTTCTGACAGAAGAAGAACAGAAGAAATACTTCGTAAAATTCAATGTTGACGGACTTCTGCGAGGGGATTTTAAAAGCCGTATGAGCGGATATGCTATCGGCAGACAGAATGGGTGGTACAGTGCAAACGATATAAGGGAATTGGAGGATATGAATAAAATACCTAAAGAACTTGGCGGTGACAGATATTTGTGTAACGGCAATATGGTTGATATAAATAATGCCGGAAATTACAACAGCGGGGGTGAAAGTGAAAATGAGTAAATTTTGGAGGTTCAAGACTGTTAAAAACAAAATAGACGAAGAAAATGAAAGCACAGAAAATGTGCTTTTTTTAAATGGCGTAATTGCGGAAGAAAGCTGGTACAGCGATGATGTAACACCGAAAATGTTCCGTGATGAGCTTAATCGGTACGAAGGTGATATTACGGTATGGATAAACAGTCCGGGCGGTGACTGTTTTGCGGCAAGTGAAATATATACGGCACTAAAAGAACATAACGGCGAAATTACCGTTAAAATAAACGGCATTGCGGCAAGTGCGGCATCTGTAATTGCAATGGCTGGGGATATGGTTGAGATGTCTCCGACATCAATGATTATGATACATAATCCTTCAATGATGCTTTACGGACAGGCATCGGAACTTGAACAAGGTATTGATTTTCTTAACGAAGTAAAAGAATCAATTATCAATGCCTATCAGATAAAGACCGGACTGTCACGAAGCAAACTGTCACATTTGATGGACGGAGAAACATGGATGAATGCACATTCGGCACATGATATGGGGTTCTGTGACAAAATCCTATACGGCAATGATGACAGCACTGATAATCAAGATATGATTTTTGACAAAACAACAATGGTGACTAATACTATTGCCGCAATGCGAAAAAAACTTAAGCCGATAGTCAAGCCGGAAGATTCAAAGTATTGTATTCCGTCAGAACAGTTTGAAACAAGATTAAATTTATTGAAATAATGGGGGTAATATAAATGGCATCAATAACTGATTTAAGACAAAAAAGGGCAGCATTATGGGAAAAGACAAAGAAATTTCTTGATAATGCAAAACGAGAAAACGATATGCTTTCGGCAGAGGACGTGGAAACATATGAAAAAATGGAGAGTGAAATTGTTGCTCTTGGCAAGGAGATTGACATTTTAGAACGTCAGGCAGAGATGGAAAAAAGACTGAATTCTCCTGTTAATACACCCGTTCTTGAAACACCTAAAACGAACGGTGATATAAAAACGGGCAGAGCAAGTGACGAATATAAGCAGGCATTTTGGAAGCTTATGAAGAATAATCAGCTGTCATATTCGGTACATGATACGTTGCAGATTGGTACTGACAGTGACGGCGGATATCTTGTTCCCGACGAATACGAGGCAGTTCTTATTGACAAACTTGCCGATGAAAACATTATGCGAGGATTAACTACAATCATAACAAGTGCAAACGGTGATAAAAAGATTCCGGTAGTTGCATCTCACGGTGAGGCTGTGTGGACAGATGAAGGCTCGGAATACACTGAAAGCGATGATGAGTTCGGAACTGTATCTCTTGGAGCTCATAAGCTAAGTACGATTATAAAAGTATCGGAAGAACTGCTCAATGACTCCGCATTTAATCTTGAAACATACATATCATCGGAATTTGCAAGAAGAATGGGTGCGGCAGAGGAATTGGCATTTATCAACGGCAACGGTACAGGAAAACCGACAGGTGTGTTAAATACGGCTGAAGTAGGGGTTACGTCTGCTGCGTCAAACGCAATTACGACAGATGAAATAATTGACCTATATCACAGTCTTAGAACACCGTATCGAAAGAATGCCGTATTTATGTCAAGCGACAGTACAATAAAGGCTATAAGAAAACTTAAAGACAGTAACGGTCAGTATTTATGGCAACCGGGTCTGCAGGCGGGACAGCCGGATACAATTCTTAACCGTCCGATACATACTTCTGCATATATGCCTGAGATAGAGTCCGGCAATAAGATATTGCTGTTTGGTGATTTATCATATTATTGGGTGGCTGACAGACAAGGACGTTCATTTCAAAGATTGAATGAACTTTTTGCAAAGAGCGGACAAGTCGGTTTCCGTGTATTCCAAAGATTGGACGGAAAGCTGATATTGCCTGAATCGGTTAAAACTGTTCAGATGAAATAATAGGAGGGTAAAATGAAAATAAAGATAACAACTTCATGCTCGGGGTTGACCTTCAGTTTTTCTGAAGGTCAGACTGTTGATGTTGACAAGAAAATAGGCGAAGATTTGGTTCAGTGCAGATTTGCGGAAGAAGTAAGGGACACTAAAATAACAAGAAGGGACACTAAATCTAAAACCGTGCAATCCAAAACGGAGGAAGAAGAAAGTGCTGACGATTGAAGAGGTTAAACAGTATCTGCATTTGGATTCTGACGCAGAGGACAACTATCTCCGAATACTCATTCTCTTAGCAGGAGAAATGTGCGAAAATTATACACGTCTTGCAATGCCTGATGAACTGCCGGAAAGCTATAAACAAGCTATGCTTGTGTGTATAGGATATTTCTTTGAACAGCGTGACGGAAATAAAAACGGTGTACCGAGTATATTTTATACATTGCTGAGACCATACAGAAAGGCGGCATTTTAATGGACTTTTCAAAACTGCGTCATCGGGTTATATTTTTGAAACCGCTTGATAAAAGATTAAATTCAATGAATGAAAATGTGCCTGTGTGGATTCCGTTCAAACCTAAATTAAGCAGTGACATTAATGCCGCTGAAACTTCTGTGTATGTGCTGACAGATAACAAAGGCAACGCAGTATGGAAATCGGCAGGCGGCGGACAGCTGTATTCACATCAGCTTTCTTTGAATGAGTATGCCGTATGGGCAAATGTTTCTCCGATGTCGGGACGTGAGTATGAGGAGTCACAAAAACTGCGTGCAGAAACCACATACAAAATTACAACAAGGTATTTTCCGAATATAACCGAGGATATGAAAATTATGTTCGGACTAAAGGTTCTTGATATTGTTTCTGTTCTTAACATAGTCGAAAACAATACGGAATTGCAAATTGTTGCAAAGGAGAAAGACCGAAATGGCAAGGAATATTGATGTATTCGGATTTGACGAACTTGAAAAAGCTATGAAGCAATGCGAGAAGAATTATCCGAGTCAGGCAGACGCATTCCTTATGGCAGAAGGACGTGCCGTAAATAAGAGAACAAAATCACTTACACCGGTAAGGACAAAAAAACTACGCAACTCATGGAGAACGAAAAAAGTGAAACTGTATAAGGGCGGTAAAGTGAGAGTAGTGAGAGTTCAGTCAACAGCACTGCATGCTCATCTTATTGAACTCGGTCATAAGATTGTAAGCGGCGGCAGAACTCGGGAAAGAGGCAGAAAACTTAATCGTGTACAGCGTTCTGCAAGAGGCATTAAATCCGGCGGATATGTACAAGGTGATTTTATGCTTGAAAAATCAATGTCGGAGGCACAGGCAAAATTCAATTCGGGTGCAGAAAAACTGCTTGATAAGATAACAAAAGATATACAAATGTAGGAGGACAGATGATTACAGAAAAAGATATACAGACACGAACTGCGGAAATCCTTGCGAATGCCGGATTTAACGTGGTTGCCTCAGAAGTAGATGAGGGATTTTTAAAACCGGCAGTGTTTGTTTCTGCGTATCCTTCAGATGTACAGCCTCAGTGCTGTGGCGGTGCACTTGAGGAACTTACTGTTTCGGTAGAATTAAAATATATATCGGCTCTTGAAACTGTGGAGGACTGTATAGGTGCTTACAGCAGGATTAAAGAGCTTTTTTTGTACCCGACTTTCGATATTATGGACAGACATCTGACTATTCATGAAATGAATTTTGAAATTGAAAAGGGTGCAATGTATGTGTATTTTGATATAAATTTCATTCAGGCTGTGGATAAAACAGAAAAGTATGATGAAATGAGCGAACTTGTGATACGGGGGGATAAAAATGGGATTACCTGAAATTTTAATTGAATTTAAGACGAAGGCACAGACTGCGGTAACACGAAGTCAGAACGGAATTGTAGCGGTTATTCTTGAAGATTCAACCAAAGTCGGAGATGAAAATTTAAGTTATACATAT